CAGAATGAGACGAAAGGAGGCTATAGCTATGGTGATTAAAGAATGCCCGGCCTGCAACCAAGATCCATGTATTTGTGACGATTCCTGCGATTCTTGCGGCGCTTAGATTGTAATGACTGATTGGTTTGACAAGCTAATGATAGCTATAGCAGTCATAACAGTGATAATATTTGTAGTGGTGGTGTTATAATGACGGACAGACTCGATGTATCGGACAAAACGGCGATCAGCATGCCTATGCGCAACCTTTTGGCCATACTTTCGGCCACAGCGGTCGGCGTCTGGGCCTTCTTCGGGATCCAGGAGAGGCTAAATACTTTAGAGACACGTGTAACACT